CCCACAGGACTACACGGCTCCCCATGAGCGCTTAGATCCACACACCTGCCAAGCATAGGCCATGGCGTCAACCACGTCATCATGCCGACCAACCGGGAAACTCAGTAGCTCATCTTCAAAGTATGCTGGTAGGCCTTGGCAGTGCATAACTTGGCTTTGCTCGTAGCGAGCCTCCAGAGGGGCAAAGCGGGTCACTTTGTCACGGTCTGGCCGTATCCCCCGTATAGGCAGTTTCGTACGCCGTAGGAGCTCCTGCACGACAGCGGCTTGATACTGCACTTGCTCAATGCCGATCATGCTTGGCTTCCATTTGTCCGCCATCATCTCAATGAAGCGTAGCACGGAAGCAAAGTCTGCACGGGTGCGGTTGATGTCTCTAACGTAGATTGTCCCATCTTCACCACGGGAGACAACAGCAACCCCGGTGTAGTCGGCTTCAGACTTCGTAGAGATGGCAAGGTCAACGCCAATGTATGTGGGTAGCCCTTCAGGGCAATCACCGTACCGCAACCATTCCCGCTTAATACGAGCGCCCGCAGCATCAACGAACTCCGCCAAATACTCCTGCCTAAACGCGATGCTTGGCAGAGACTCACCAGCCTTGTCTACTTCGGTTGGATCTATCCACGGGTTAGCGGTAGTAGGCATCTGCCACGCCATCCAGTCATCATCCTGACCAGCCATGCCGTACAGAGTCCTGAAGTAGTTAGAGCCTTTAGGCGTACTCAGGAAGAATGCATCGCCTTTGTAGTCGGTTAGCGTTGGGCGGATGGCTTCAGTCCAGGCTTGCTCTAGATGCCTTGCCATGGCGGCTTCATCGATGATAACCCGCTTGTACTTACGACCACGGGCAACAGTAGACGGGTCGTCAAGAGTCCAGTAATCGATGGCTGCCCCGGTTATAAGTTCAATGCGTGGTGCAGGTGTCTGCACAGCTCGCCGTATCACAGGAGCATAGATCCGCTTATGGTCGTTGTATGCCTCTTCCAAGAGCCTGTAGGTAGGTGCAAACCAAGCGCATGGCAAGCCGTCAATCAATACCGGGTCACTGAGCAGATTACCGCCCAGCGTTGTCTTTCCAAAGCGTCTCCCGCAGGCAAGCACGTTGTATCGGCGGGCTTCCCGCAGAATGACCTGCTGGGCTTCATGCGGCCTTGGCAGGACTAGTCGGATATCAGGCATCCGTTGCCTTGTCTGCGTATTCGACAATCACCTTGACCGGGCTACCGTCAGCGCCTGTCTGCTCTACCCGGCTAGACCACTCGGCTTTGTGCTTGCGTTCCAGCCACCATGCAGCCGCTTGCCAAGTGGTATCAGCTGCCTTTTGGATGATAGCCACGTTGCGTACCTCAGCATCGCCTTCTGCCTTTTCTATAGCGTCCGCAAAATGCGAATTAGATTTCAGCCAGTTGGCAAATGTATCTTGTGAGATACCGGCGTAAGCGCAAGATGCACGGCGGGTATTCCCTGCCCTGAGTGCCTGTGTAATGCGTGTTTCTGTTTCCTCGTTGTATTTGGTTGGTCTACCTGCCATTGTTAGCCTCCAGTTTGTCTAACCATTGCCATTGAATCTGTTCAGCGATACGAGCGGTCATTACAGGTGGAACTGACATCCCGATTACATACTTAGGATCAACATCCATAAAGTCGTAATCTTGTGGAAAAGTTCCGCAGCATTTGATTTCACGAATGCTCATAAATCGTTTTTGTTGAGGAAGTGTCATCTTGCTGCCACTTGCTGAACATATCGTGTTGCACACATCATCGTCGGTAACGAATATTGCATTGAAGCATGAAGGCTTGTTTTTCAATCGCATATTCGTATCCGAATATTTCCTGTCAGTGACTCGATAATGTTTCCATATATTGTGATCGTAAGGTGTTGGCTGCTTGTATTGTCCATCGCCTTCTTTTCTCACTTGCCCAAAGGTTATAGGCTTGTCATCAAAGTTACACTTGAGCGGCTGTAACTTCAAGTCAGAGCGCCGAGCAATGAAGAAAGAACGCTGCCGCTTTTGCGGAACTCCCATTGATGCCGCATTGAAAAGGAATACCTGTAGGTCGTACCCGGCTTCATTGAAAGCCGTTTGTATCTCTTTTACATATCCTTTAGCCGCGCCTTTTAGTAGTCCGCTAACATTCTCAGCAACTGCAACCTTAGGCTGCAATCGCTTCACAAGAGCTATGTATTCAAAGAATAAATCATCAAGCCGTTGTTTTGCTTGACCTTCCCGGAATTGCTTTTCTTTGCCCCAATCTTTTTCCCGATTACCTGCCGTGCTGAATGATGAGCATGGAGGCGAACCATCAAGGATGTCAAGATTGAATAGCTCAACGGGCAAATCTTCACGCTTACGGAATACACGGATATCTTCCAAGTAAACCATCTTAGGCTTGTGATTCTGTTTGTATATGCGCGCCATCTGTGGATCAATCTCACAGATGCCGAGCATTTCAAATCCGGCTAACTTATAGCCCATTGTTGAATCACCGCCACAAGCAAAAGTGCTAAACACTTTATAGCCGTTGCGAGGCATGATGTAGCCGTCTGCTAGATTCCATTCATACGGATATTTCATTGTTCAAACTCAAAGCCACAACGAGGACAAGCAACAGCATCATCAGAAAGTAATGTGTCTGGATCTATCTCTTTGTTCGTTGCTTCGTAATCGTCAACAGGTCCAGTGAGTGAGCCTATCAAAGCATCAAGGTCGGCTGCACCGTACCCGGTACCTTCCAAGCCGATAGGCGTATTCGCAAGCTCAGCCAGGATGTCGGTTATCTTGGTTGTGTCATCTTGCCCGATACGGGTAGTCCGGTTGTCTACTACAAGAATGCGTAATTCTTCTTCTGGCGTAACGTCAACCCACTGCACGGGTACGGTTTCCCAGCCTAGCGCCTTGGCAGCCATCACCCGATGATTTCCTGCTAGGATGTGCTTTGTGGTCAGGTTAGCCACCACAGAGCCGTACCAGCCGTTTACTGCTAGGCTCTTCTTGATGGCTTCTACATCACCTTGGTTAGCGTTGCGTGGATGATGCTTGAGCAGGTCAATAGCGACCTGCTCAATCTCTTTGTTTATTACTCTACTTGCCAATCAGGTTAGCCTCGATTTCTTCTTTGGTTGCCCATACAAGGGCATCTTTCATTTGACGGTCTGAGATGCCTTGCTGTTTCGCCCTACGCTTGACATCAGCATACAACCACCTTGTATACATCTCATTGTAGACAGCCAAGCACCCAGCGCCCAGCAGGATACCAAGTGCAAAAAGAATCATTTGGCTACCTCCCAACCTTGCAACTTTGATGCAGTGAGTAACCGTACCGGTCGTCACCTTCACTCTCATCCATGTATCGGCCTTTGTCTGCTGGATCCATGTAACCTTGAATAACCCAGTAAATGCGTAAGCGCATCATGTCATCACTTTTGATAAGTTCGCACGATTGCCCGCACCAGTAATGTGGCGGTTTAGGTTTTTGCACAAGCTCTGGGGTTTTTATCCAAAGTGTTTTTAATCTTGCCTGCCATTTGACATAGTCATTCATTCGCTGAGTATTTATTTCATCTGCCCACATATCAAAGAAGTTTTCTGATAGTCCAAAACCGATCAACTTTTCATTGTTAGCAATGCGGGATGTAATACCCTTTATGCGGTGCATTGAATCTACGCTTACTGGCAGTTCGACTTCTTGCATTGCGATATGTCGGAGGTTTCCATCTTTCCATCGATATGGTTCGCATAGCGTTAGACGTTTTAGCATAGGGCTGTTAAAGCTCTGCCCTATAGCCCATGCCTCTAAGTCTATAAACATCTTCATGAGAAGTTTATTCATTTGGCTACCTCCCCGGTTCGCGGGTCAAGCCTGACAACATCCCAGTCAGTAGCGAACAGGTCACCGGGTGAAAGGCTGAGTTCTTCCAACTGTGTAACCCTTCCCGCTGGGCCATGCAGTTCAAAGATATTCCACAACTCGCTATACCGCAGGAATATGGCTCCTCCCCATTCGCTACGCAACACGGCTTTACTGCCACCCTCCATCAAGTCTTGTATTACTTCACCAAATCTTGCCATTTTTTATCTCCCTCTTCCCATTCGCATATTTCCCAATCGGTAGCGTTCATATCGTCACCAATGACACACAGGTATTTAGACTGCCATTCTCCTGATGTCCTTCTGTCTACAAATGCCTTTGTTTGATTGTCGTAGTAAACGATTCGCGCCTCATCTTCCTTTTCCCAAGAAGTACGGCTAACAGGATTACCATCCATCAAGTCCTGAAACACTTCAGTGAATGTCACGCTATCGCTCCCATTGTGATCGGCAGATGCTCAACCATCAAAGCCTTGATGGACTCTGCTATCTCCCTATGTTCTAATTGCGTATCTTCCTGCGTCCTTAGCTGCACGTAATGTATCCAAGAGCGTATGGTGCCGCTCATATACATCGTTGTCGGAGTGCAAAGCGGTAGTACCATTCTTGCAGTCTCCGCAGCGATACCGGCTTTTATCATTTCGTTGTATGCATGATAGCCACGAGATACAGCCAACTCAGCGTCTAAGATGACTCCCTGCATCTCGGCATCCAACTTTTCCCGTTCTGGCATCGATTGTGAGCTTTGGCGGTTAGTTGTACCAGCAAGCCTCATATCTCCCAGAATGGGAAACTCAGCGACCTGTGCATACCTTTGGCTGAACTCTTGGAAAGAGAATGACCGATGCCTAAGAATCTGCGGAGCAATAGCACGGGTTGTCTTGATTTCAACACACATACTAGCCATTTCAAAGATTGACCAGTGCCCGTGTTTGATGCAGTAGGACAAGAGCCGGGCTACGTCTGGGTTATCTTGGTTCTTTGGGTTTGAGACCCTAGCGCAGTATCCGATGACCTGCTCCGCTTCCGGTGTAATCCAGATAAGCTTTGTCATGGTTGGTATATCTCCCAGTCCATCGCTAGGACATCAGCAGATCCGAATGAAGCAACCCGGCTATATCTGCGGTTACCTGCACCATCAATCAGGTACAGACAAATCTTGCCCTCTACGAGTTCCAGGAACCAACTAGCCGCGTGTCTTCGTACCGCCTGTCCGGCTCTGAGGCGTTCAAGGGCAGCAGAAAAGGAGCCACCCGCCATTGTCATCCGTTTGGCATCCTCTTCTTTGACCTGTTCGATTTGCCGTGTAGCCAGCCAACCTTTGACGGTGCTGTAGTTGTAGCCTATGGTCTTGGATGCTTGCGCTTGTGGCATCCCCATTGCTACCAGCTCATCAAACCGCTCTAACAGTATCCTGCGCTTTGCGATGCCATAGGCAACGCTCTCACTTGGTCTCGGCATTGAGTCCCTCCGCTTCTTGTGCTATCCGATCAGCAAAGGCAACATCCCTGGTGATGGCATAAGCCAGATACCAGAGTGCCTTGATGCTATCGGCGTTAGATGTGCCTTTGTGTGGCATCCGCTGGATGTACTTGAGGACATTACCCGTGGCAAAGTCTAACCCCCAGTCGTCTATAACGCTGAGGGCCTGAATCTGCGATGTCCGGTAGTGTCCGGTCATACGAGCTGTACGCTCTGTGACATCATCTTGTCAATCTCGTATGCCACTGCCCAGATGTCTGCAATCACGTCAGCAGGCTTGAGGCTTCCAACCCAGTATGGATTCTGGACAGCGTAGCCCATGGAGTTGCAGTCGTAGATACCAGCATCATCGCCATTGAGGGCTACCATCAAGTGCAGTTCACCCTTGCTCATATGGATTTCAGAGTGGTCGCTGGATACCTGAATGTGAAGCGGTACATCGATGACCGAAAACGGGTCACGCTGTACGTTGATGGTGTGCTGTGCCATCTCTTTGATGGCTTCGGCGAGGCTTTGATTAGTTTGTTTCATTGTCTTTATCTCCCAAGATTGGAGGCAAGTTACCCTGCCTCCTTTAGTGTTCCCGTGTTTAGTCTTCCCTAAACCGCCAATACGGGTCGGAATCGCCAAACTTTCTATGAGCTGCCAACTTGGCTTCTTGAAGCGTCTTACCGTGCTTTGACATAAGCCACTTCACGTATAGCACCTTGCGTTTTGTTACAGGCACTGACTCGTCATTGAAGCTGACGAAGGGTTTACGCTCATTCGGCATCGAATGGATCCTCGATATCATCAACCGGAGCAGGTACAGCCTTACGTAGTGGCTTGGTTGCAGTCTGCTTCACCGGCTTGACGGTCTCAATCATGTTTGTGTATTCACCATTCATTTTCTGTCTGGTTCCTACAACCACTTGCCACTTTTGAGCCTTCAAGGCGTTGATGTCGAGGTTTGCGTATTCGTTACGGTCAAGACGCTTGCCGAGCATGGAATCCAAAAGGATTGTAAGCTTGGCTTTCTCGTTGCCGTAGACCGTCTTGGTGAACTGTACGAACCGGAAGGGTTGACCGTCTTCATCACCAACCTCGGTGGTTTCGAATACAAACTTGTAGTTTGGTTCCAAGACTGTTGGATCGTCGAATGACTTGCCCTGAATCGCTTCGATGTCAATCAAAGCGCAGATGTAAACGCCGGATTCAGCCACGCTGAACTTCCGACCAGTTCCCTCAGAGAAGGAACCATGCTGTGCAAAAAAACCCATTGCTAACTCCTTTGAGCCATCCGGCTCTCCACGGCACTATTGCCACACCAAATATATACCAATAACAGATAGCCTGTCAAACATTTCTTTTCTGACTATCTTGGCAATGCAGTTCCCCGCCTTAGCGGGGGAACTGTTTTGCTCTCTCATATCCCCCTAACGCCCTCCGGGCTAGGGGGGGTTCTTAGGGGGGGATTTATCCACCTGTTCCTATTCTATATTTCTAAGGGGAACAGGTCTTTAGGAACAGGTCAAAACATACTTTTAGGGCTATAGAACTTTGCTCCTCTCTGGCCATTCATGACGTTCAACATCTCTTCATCTTCCAATCCCTGCAACGCTCTTACGACATCGGACTTACGCTTTTTGATGCCTTCAGATATCTGCTGACTGGTCTGCCCCGGATTGGAATCAATGTAGTCCAAGATGGCTTGATCCATTGTTTTCTCAGCTGTTGCAATATCGATACGCTGAATCTCAAGAGCCTCTGGGCTATGAGCGTGAATCTTGAACTCAAAGTTTATTTGGTCTTCAAAAGAACTACGTCTCTGCTTCACCGTCTTGACCGTGTAATGCCCAAGTTTGTTATCAATGGACATGATAGTTTCTGCCTGTGCAGCGATTTCAACAGCCCCCCGCATACTTTCATGCCCTATCGCCCCTGCACCGCCTTTACGGGCATGGTGGAGCACCACAAGGGCAGCCCCGGCATCCGTTATCTTCTTGAAGTGTTGATACAACTGCGACATTTCGGAGTTGCTGTTTTCATCAAGGTTGTGGACACGCACAAAAGTATCAATGATGACTATGTCAATCTTCAGGTCGATGACTGAATCAACGATGTCCTGCAAATCATCCGGGTCTGTTACCTTCATGTTTTCATTCACGAAAGAATGCAACCCTCGGCAGGCTTCCGGGTACAGCAGGTGGAATCGCTTGTTGTACTCACCTACACCCATCTCTTCGTTGACATAGAGAACCTTTGACTTGACGCAGGGGGCAAGGCTCATCCACATCCCGGCTGACTCAGCTGCACGAACCAGATCCGCGGCCATCCAAGACTTACCGCTACTCGGTGGCCCTGCAAAATAGTGGATTGCTTGACGTGCAATGACGTTAGGGATAATCCACTCGGTGTCGCGGCTCTTGGCGGCTTCCTCCTGCAACCTGTCCCAGTCCCAAGGAACCTTTTTCTTGCGTGGTTCCTTTGGTTGTAGTGCCTTCAGTTTGTCTGCCATCAGTTCAGACGCAGCCATCTGTTGTGTGTACAACTCCCGTACACCCTCAGCCCACTCAGCCCAAGCACGTCCGACCTTTTCACCAACCTCCCAATCTTGCAGGGGTGGTTCTAGCCACTCGTGATTGAAGGCTTTTGCAGCAGAAAGTCCACCATGGTAATCGATGCGCGTAGAGCGTAAATAACCAACGTAAGCCGTTAGAGCGTTATCTCGCCCACCGTATGGGCCACCGCCTTCTGGATGGCGTTGATAGAGTTTAGCCATCGTGCCATCGCCTGAAGGCTCACCCGGCTGTCGTTGCTTCCGTTCAGGCTTTGCATCCGGTACAAGGGGGATATCCCAGAAATCATTTTCCAAAGTAGTGCTCCATTACATCCGGCAGGTCTGCCTTTACATTGTCGACAAGGAATGTCCATCTTTCATCCTTGTTAGCCATTTGGCAAGCCCACTCAAGTTCTTGAAAAAAGAAATCGCCTTGATTGGTTATTCGTCCGGAAGCATGGCGAATCATTGGCACGATATTGCCAAGCTCACCTGCACGGGCAGAAGCGACAAGAGCATCAATCCTATCGTCTCCGTATGTCTCAACCAACAAGGATTTCTTGTAGGTTGGTTTGATGCCTCCACCCTTTATCATCTCGACTGGTTTAGGATTGTCAGGGTCTTTCCAATTTATGGTTCCAGCCACACGCAATATGCGATCAACGTTGCTTACATTGTCAGTGCCTGGGAGTATGCTGTTGGCGAAACTTCTAACCTTCGCTTCGATGTTTGCACGGTCACGAGCTGAACTTACTCTCGCAGGTTTAGGTGCTATCTTGTAGCCGTGCCAGCCATTGCCTGTGCTAACTACGATGTCGCAGTCGTTAAGTATTTCTTTACTACTGCCGGGGACTTTAGCATCAAGGTCAACCCACATTGCCCCAACCTGCTCGATGGCATCTTTGCCGAGCTTACGTCCCGGACCTTCAGGAGCAACCCTTGGACACACACCTACATAAACATCATAGCCACGCATAGCAAGGGAGATGATGTGCTGGCTCAATGCTTGCCCGGCTTCACCCTTCAGGCATTCCGGAAGCCTGTAGGTAGTCCGGTTAGCGTGTGGTTTGTGTTTGGATAGTGGACGGATTTCAATAAAGCCGTCTGAGTACGGCTTGAATAGATGCCGTAAAAAGGCGATAGCCTGAACGGCATCAGTGGCTGGGATTGCCATGATGTAACCTGTTGTCTTTCGAGATACCTGCATCTGGTAACCCTTCGGTAGCTACTCCGAAGGGTGGACAAGGTCCATAACCAGAAAGACAGGTTCACCAACATTATACATCAATCAGTGCAGTTACATTCAAACAGGTCATCATCTGAGAAGTCCATAGAACCCTGACTGATTGCCATATCTAATAGTTGCTTATATGGCGCTCGGTCACGCCTAAAAGGTTGTCCCTTGAGTTCTTCCATACGAATCCAGAAGTCTGCCTTGTCTGGCTCTTCTGCCATGATCCGCAGAATCTTTGGTGTGCTTTTCAGAAAACAACAAACACAGTTGCCATATGAATTATCTTTATGTGGCAGATCAAGGTCAAAAGGCATTGATGCCCAGAAATCCAAGACATCTTTTAGCGTATGCCCAGCATGATACATAGGACATAGAATCTCCCGCTTGCCATCAGCTTTGAGTCTATGTACACGCCTTGGCTCATCTGCTCGTAAGCCGATCAGGTCGGTCCAAGTATCCCAGCCTGTTGATTCCTTGATGTACTTGGCAATCGGTCTTATCTTTGTTTCAGCTGTGCAGTATCTGCTTACAACATTAGGTGGATAGTTACGCTTTGTAATGATGGCTTCCATCGGTTCGCCATTGCATGATGCCGTTTGATAATCAACCACCTTGTACGTGTTCTTTCCTTCTTTGCTGTTGACATATTCAATCCACGTGACAGGCGTGATGTTCTCTGAGACGGCTTTGACAAAGTCTAATGTGGCTGGGTGTTCAAGCCCAGTATTTGCAAACGCTACCTTGACGTAATCCGGCAAAGTGCCACCATGAGCCTGAACAATCTGCCAGAGCATGAAACCAGATGTACGACCACCAGAGAAACTAACTACCTGTGGTTCAGTTATAAAGTATGGATTCACAAGGCAACCTCAAACCCAACATGATCGGCGATAGCCTTAGCGGCATCATGCCAAGAATAAGCCACCACAAAAGAATACCCGTACGGCTGAAGCGCATCACGGAAGGAAACCTGCCCCGGTGTTAGTCTGCCTT